AACCTTCAAGGATCCCCCTCCTGAACCCGCCCCGGCACCCCCGGGGCTTCCTGCTTGGATGGCAGCCTCGCCCACCGGCGCCGGCATCATCCGCAAGACCGAAGACCAGAGGACGGCCCCCCGCCGGGCTGCCCGCGGCCCTGCTGGCCTCCTGATCCCCCTCGCTGGGAGTAAGTGATGAAGAGCAAGACCGCCGCGGACCGCTACGAGGTCCTGGCCTCCGATCGCACCGAGTTCCTGGACGCAGCCCGAATGGCAGCTGCCCTGTCCCTCCCCTACCTCCTGCCTCCCTCCGGCCACAGTGCCGGCTCCAAGCTCCAGACCCCCTGGCAGTCCATGGGGGCCCGCGGCGTCAACGTCATGGCCTCCAAGCTGATGCTGGCCCTGTTCCCCGTGAACACCAGCTTCTTCAAGCTGCAGGTGTCCGATGGGGAGTTCGTCGCCAACCCCCAGCTCAACGCCAAGATCCGCTCCGAGGTCGACCAGAGCCTCGCCAAGATGGAGCGGATCGTCAACCAGAGCATCACCGGCGGCATGGACAGGGTCACCCTGACCCAGGCGGTGCGTCACTCTGTGGCCACCGGCAACGGTCTGCTGTTCGACCACAAGAAGGGTCTCAAGTTCTACCCCTTCGACCGCTTCGTCTGCGTCCGCGATGGTAACAGCCAGCCGGTGGAGATCATCACGGTCGAGGGTGTGGACAAGGATACCCTGCCCAAGGGCTTCCTGGATAGCCCCAAAGTCGAAGGGAATCCCAACGGTGTCCAGAGGGACAGTGGTGGCCCTTCGAGCGTCTCCACCGTCACCCTGGAGGAGGACGAGGTCCTCGTCTACACCTGGGCCAAGGTTGTCGACGGCAACTGGATGTGGCACCAGGAGGCCGAAGGCAAGAAGATCCCCAAGTCCCAGGGCATGTGCCCCGTGGACGCCCCTGCCTGGATCCCCTGCCGCTTCAATGTGGTGGACGGGGAGAACTACGGCCGAGGCCGGGTCGAAGAGTTCATCGGGGACCTCAAGAGCCTCGAGGGGCTGATGCAGACCCTGGTCGAAGGCTCCGCCGAAGCCGCCAAGATCCGCTACCTCCTGAACCCTGGGGCCATCTCCAAGCCCAAGGAGTTCGCGGAGGCGGAGAACGGCGACATCCTGGTGGGACGCCCTGAGGACCTGGTGGCTGTCCAGCTGAACAAGCAGGCGGATCTCGCCACAGCCTACCAGATGATCATGGCTCTCACCAAGAGCCTGTCCGAGGCCTTCCTCATCCTCTCCGTCCGCCAGTCGGAGCGCACCACGGCCGAAGAGGTCCAGGCGACCCGGCAGGAGGTGATGGAGCAGCTGGGAGGCATCCTTGGCACCCTCACCACCGAGGTGGCCGTCCCCTTCCTGAAGCGGCGCCTCGCGGTGCTGCAGCGGAAGGGCCAGCTGCCGAAGCTGCCCAAGGGTCTCGTGCTGCCCACCGTGGTGGCCGGCCTCGACGGCATCGGCCGCGGCCAGGATCGGGAGGCCCTCGTCCGGGTCGCCACCACGATCCAGCAGGTGCTCGGTCCGGAGGTCTTCGTCCAGAAGGTCAACGCCGACGAGTTCCTCAAGCGACTCTTCGCCGCCGAAGGCATCGATCCCCTGGAGCTTCTGATCACCCCCGAGGTCCAGGAGCAGGCCAAGCAGGATGCCATCCAGAACCAGGCCCAGCAGACCCTCCTCTCCCAGGTTGGTCAGCTGGCCAAAGCCCCCCTGATGGACCCCAGTGTCAACCCGAACATCGCGCAGGCCATCGGCCAGCCCCAAGCAGCCCAAGCCCCCGGTGGTGGCACCGCCCCCGCTGGCGCTCCTGCCGCCGGCGTCCAGCCCCCTGGAGCTGCCCCCTCTGCCCCCTGAGGCTCCGCCCCAGGACATCGAGCTGCAGATCCGCCGCACCGACAAGCCCATGATCAGCAACAAGGCCGTAAAGAACCGGGTGGCCAAGCCCCTCATCGGGGCCCGCGCCCTGGTGAAGACCCCCGGCCTCAACCGGATCCAGCTGATCGTCGCCACACCCCCTGAACCCACCACATGAGGCCCTTCCTCCAGATCACCTCTGACTGGGGGAGGATCGGGAACTTTCTCTGGGTCAACGCCCAGCCGGCACCCTATCGCAGTCCCCTGAATCTCTGCATGGAGACCAGGTGGGGTGGGGTGGGGTCCGTCTGGGACGATCCCAGCTGCTACACCCGATTCTCCGTGCCCACCCCCTTCCCCCAACCCACCACATGACCGCACTCAACGACGAAATCGCCGAATCGATGAGGATCGCTGCCGAGCAGCAGGCCCTCAAGACCGGTGAGGAGATCGAGAACGCCATCAGCCAGGAGGAGCTCGAGGTCTTCCGCAAGGCCCGCGAGTCCCAGGAAGCCGAGGTCGCCGGCCTCCCCGAGAAGTACCAGGGCAAGACGGCCGCCGAGGTCTACGCCCTGATGCAGCGGGAGCAGGCCTACCGGGAGTCCCAGGGCAAGGATGGCTCCAAGCCCCCCGAGGATGGCCAGGAAGCCCCCTCCGAGGAGCCCGAGGGGGAAACCCCCGCAGAGGAGGAGTCGGAGGTCTCCAAGGCCCTCCAGGAGGCCTCTGAGGAGTTCTACTCCAACGAGGGCAAGCTCAAGGAGGAGACCATCGCCAAGCTCTCCGAGCTGCCCTCCGCCGAGCTGATCAAGGCCTGGCAGGAGCTCCAGTCCAAGGCCCCCGTCGAGCCGCCCCTCACCGAGGCGGACACCGCGGAGATCCTCAAGGACGTGGGTGGCCAGGAGGCCTACAACCAGACCCTGCAGTGGGCCGCCGAGAACCTCTCCCCCAAGGACCGGGCCGCCTACGACAAGGTGATCCAGTCGGGCAGCAAGGCCGCCACCAAGTTCGCCGTGGAGGCCCTCGTGCAGCGCTACCGTGCCGCCGTGGGCTTCGATGGGGAGCAGGTGTCCGGGCGCAACGCCAAGCCCGCCGGCGTCAAGCCCTACCGGTCCAACGCCGAGCTGCGGCGTGACCTGGCCAACCCCCTCTACCAGCAGGACCCGGCCTTCCGCCTCGACGTGGAGACCCGGCTGGCCGCCTCCGGCGAGCTGCTGGACTGATCACATTCAACGCCAGATGGTGTACCCCGGGTTCGACTCCCGGGGCTGGTATCGGGTGGCTCCCATTAACAGCCGAGCGTTCGGCTGGACCCTCTGCGGAGGATAATCCAGACACGTTGCAACTTGCTTCATTTTGACTAGGCCTAGTCGATCGGACTTCACACCCCCATCGACATCGACCCGTGACTTTCACCGTAACCCAGCCCGGCCGTAGCAACGGCGCGGGTGACCAACGCGCACTCTTTCTGCGCCTCTTCAGTGGAGAGGTGTATGAGGCCTTCCGCAACGCGACGATCTTCAAGGACACCGTCCTGAACAAGTCCATCAGCGGCGGGCGCTCCTACCAGTTCATCCACACCGGCCGCATCACCGCTGCCTACCACACCCCCGGCACCGCGATCCTCGGTTCCGGCAACCCTCCCTCCGCCGAGACCACGATCGAGCTGGACGACCTCCTGGTCGCCAGTGCCTTCGTGTACCGGCTGGATGAAGTTCTGTCCCAATACGACATCCGCGGCCCCATCAGCCGCCAGATCGGGCAGGCTCTCGCCGAGCACTACGATCGCCGGGTGGCTCGTACCCTCAGCCGCGCCTCCGGCCTGGCTGCCCCCGTCACCGGTGAACCCGGTGGCTTCCGGATCAACATCGGTCTCAACCAAGAGTACAACGCCCAGGCTCTGGTGGACGGCTTCTTCGAGGCCGCCGCTCGTCTGGATGAGGTGTCCGCTCCCAAGGACGGCCGCTTCGCCGTGCTCTCCACTCGCCAATACTACGCCCTGATCTCCCAGGTCGACACCAACATCCTCAACCGGGATTACGGCAACACCGGGGGCTCCGTGCAGAGCGGCGAAGGCCTCTACGAGATCGCCGGCATCAAGATCCGCCGCTCCAACAACGTGCCCTTCCTGGGCCGCTACGGCAGCCCCACCGGTCCCGCGATCGAAGCGGTGATCCCCGGTGGCTCCGGCACCTATGGTGAGCGGAACAACTACGGTGCCCCCGCTGACTTCAACACCAGCTGCGGTCTGATCTACCACCGCGATGCGGCTGCCTGCCTCACCGGCATCGGCCCCTCCGTGGAGACCACCGGCACCGACACCAAGGTGCTCTACCAGGGTGACGTGATCGTCGGCAAGCTGGCCCTCGGCGCGGGCCCCGTCCGCGTCTCCGTGGCCGGCGAGTTCCGCAGCGTCGCCTGAGTTCTGGACCAACTTCTAATCCCCGCCGGATTAGGGGTTGGTCTCTTTAATACGGCCTGGGCTGTTAAAGCCTGGGCCGCTTTCCTTGAACTGTGCCCAGAACGG